ATCGCACCTCGACGTAAGTTTCAGGTGTACGGGGGTACAGCCGGTACAACCTCAATGTTCTCGGGTTTTGTGTACGACTTAAACATTGACTATGCCGAACCGAACCTGTCCACAGCAACGATTGTGGCTACCGATGCGCTCGGTCAGCTTGGTCAGACTGTGCTGACTGCATTCAACCCTTCTTCACAACTTACGTCTGCCCGTGTGTCAGCGATCTTGGATCGACCAGAAGTTGCGTTCTCGACTGCGTTGCGAAACATTGAGACTGGGATTGCTACCTGTGGAACGGTTGCGTATGACGATGCGACGAATGTGTTGCAGGCGTTGCAGGATGTGGCGACGGCTGAGGGTGGGCGTTTGTTTGTTAATCGTTCGGGGTTGGTTGAGTTTGATGCTCGGATTGCTGTGTCGTTTGGTACGGCTGTGGCTTCGTTTGGTGGTACGGCTGGTGTGCCGATTCAGTCTTTGTCGAATGTGTATGGTGCTGAGACGGTGTTGAACCGTGTGGCTGTGCAGATTGACGGTGGTACGGCTTCGAGCATTGCTTCTGGTACTGCGTCGCAGGCTGAGTATGGGATCAAGGCGTTGTCTTTGACTGGGGTTCCGTTGGCCACTGATGCTGCTGGGTCGGCGTTAGCGTTGAGTTTGTTGACACGGTTTCAAGACCCTGTGGTCAGGTTCTCGGAGATGGATGTGTTGTTGAATGCGTTGACTTCAGCACAACAAGCACAGATGGCAGGGCTTGAGATTGGTGACATCCTGTCGGTGACTAAGACTTTTGCTACTGGCACACCAGCAACGGTGACACAAAATGTGGTTGTCGAATCTATACGCCACAGCATCAACCCAACACGACATACTGTCACTGTCGGGTTGGGGCAAGTCCAACTGATCTTGCCGTTCGTGTTGGACACGTCACCATTGGATTCAACCCTTTATGGTTTGACCTAGAATGGGAACACTATGGCTGGCTTAGGAAGAAAAACATTCTCACCAGGAGATGTGCTGACATCGAGTGATGTCCAAGGATATTTGATGGATCAAAAGGTGATGGTGTTCTCTGGTACAGCAACACGTGACACAGCTATCCCCAGCCCGTCAGCAGGCATGACTTCGTACTCGACTGCATATGGTTTCATCGTTTACAACGGCACCTCTTGGGTGTCGGTATAGAATAGGGGCATCATGGCTGGATCAGGACGCAAAACTTTCTCACCTGGAGACGTACTCACAAGTAGTGATGTCCAGAACTACCTGATGGATCAATCCGTCATGGTGTTCGCAGGAACAGCTGCACGAACCTCAGCCATCCCAAGCCCATCAGCCGGCATGGTTGCTTACTCAACTGCAACATCGTTACAGGTATATAACGGAAGTGCATGGGTTGACTTGTCAACTGGTTACGGTGTTGCTTCTGGTACAGCTGCATCAAGTACTGCCATCACAGTTTCATCTGTCAACTACACACTTCTTACCTTTACGGCAGACTCCAATTTGGTTGTATCCAAAGCTGGACTGTTTGATGTGCTTATGTTTGGTGGTGGAGCATCAGGAGGTTACGCATCAAATACAGGTGGCACTGGCGCATCTGGCGGTGGCGGTGCTGGTGGAATGGTACAGGCAACTGTCTACCTCGCTGCAACAACTTATCCAATCACGATTGGAGCAGGCGGTAGTTCTGCTTTAACTTTGTTAGGCAACGGATTAAAAACTTCCCTTGGAAGTGTTATTTCCGCTATCGGTGGTGGTGTTGGTTATGGCGATCAAGATACTTTCTATTATCAAGGCAATCAAGGCGGTGGCGGTGGTGGTGCTGGTCGAGTGTTTGCTACTGGCGGTAAAGGCCTACAAGGATTTGCAGGCGGAGGTGGTGTTTATCCAGTTGGTACAAATGCAGGTGGAGGAGGTGGAGTGTCGGCTGTAGGAGGCAACGGGTCAGGCACTACAGGCGGTGCAGGAGGCGCAGGATTTGATGTGAGCGCATTTATTAGTGGTGGCACATTATTCAAAGGCGGTGGCGGTGGAGGTGCTGCAACAATTACAGCAGGAGCAGGCGGTTCATCTATTGGTGGTGCAGGTTCAACAGGTGCAACAGGAAGTAACGCAGCAGCGAACACCGCTTCAGGTGGTGGAGGGGCATACGGCGCACCAGGCACTGGTGGCTCGGGTGGCTCAGGTATATTTTATATTCGGTACCGGACATGAACCCTACTTATTTCGCACAAGTTGTTGATGGTGTTGTCACGAATGTTGCTGTTGTTTCAGCATCGTTTATGGCTGCGAACCCTGATCGTTACCCTGGCACTTGGATAGAAACATTCATTGGTGTTGAAGGGAAGACCTATGCAGGCATCGGAATGTTGTGGGATGGCACAGATTTTGTTGCGCCACCATACGTACCTATCGAGGACTAAGTGCGTGGTAGTCGTTGGCTGATTGTTGCGCCAGCGTTAGTTGCAATAGTTTGGTCGTTTGTTTCTCCTGTCGGAGCTGAACCTGTTCAGGGTTTGAATGCCACGTACTACACGATTGATGAGATTCCACCAGTCCAATCAACAACCGAGTATCCAGTGTGTGGTTCTGAACTAGAGAACAACATCAATCGAAGTTATGACGGTGAGCCGTATCTAGATTGCACGAACGACTTGTTTATGGTTCACATGACTGGGTTCATCACGATCCCTGAACACAACACGATTGAGTTTTGGTTGGCTTCTGATGATGGTGGCACCATCAAGATTGGCACCGATGAGTGGGGCAGCTGGAACGATCAGGGTTGCTCGGCCACTGAGTCTGGTCAGATAGACATTGTTGCAGGCAGTCAGCCACTTGATGTTTGGATGTACGAGAACGGTGGTGGGACATGCCTGATGTTGGCTTGGAACATTGACAGTCAAGGCTGGTCAATCGTTCCCGATGAAGCGTTCACCACCGACTATCAGCAACCACCAGATACAACTATTCCTGACACAACTATGCCGGAGACAACAACAACATGGATGACCACGACAACTTCTACGATTGCAGAATCAACAACTGTTCCTGCTACAAACCCATCGACTACTTCGACACCTCAAACAACTTCCACATATACCGTGCCACCAACAATGCCACCACCACCTGCAACGGTGCCTCAACCACCCACAACAATGTCAACCCCACCAGAGACAATCCCTGAGCCACCACCCACCCTGCCAGCCGTACTAGAACCACTATTCCCCCCTATCCCTGACACGATGCCAGAACCACCAAACGCTACTGTTCAGCCACCACAAACGCTACCGTTCGTCGAACCACCCGATACCGTTCCCGCACCCCCAGACACCCAGCCCCTGCCACCAGACACGGCACCAGACGCACCACAAGCCCCTGAGACAAGCGAACCAGCCGAAGATGCACCACTCCCACCCATCACCGATGAGGCTGTAGTTGAAGCCCTAGCAGACATCGAGCAAGCAACCCCAGCAGAAGTCAAAGCCATCGTCACCGAACTCCTCACCCACGCCCTCACCACCGACCAAGCCGTCTCCATCGCATCCGAGCCGGCGGTGTTGGCGGTGTTGACGAATGAGGAAGCGGCTCAAGTATTCGAGCAGGTCGCGGTTGAAGAATTGACAACGGAGCAGGCTGTTGAGTTGGTGGCTGCTGTGCAAGATGCACCCACCAAAGTGCGTAAAGCGTTCGAGGCTGTGTTGAATCTGTTCCAAGGTTTCGCTGATGATTATGTGATGACGAATCAAACTGTGCCAATCAAAACTCGTCGTGCGCTGATCGCCTTGGGTGCTGTATTCTTGGTGTCAGCCCCTGCACCAAACCGAAGGAATAGGCGATGAAGATATGGGGTGAGTTCCATGCGTTGCTGTGGACTATCGCTGCATCTGTCACGACGATCCTCACGTTGTCTGGGTATATCCAACGAGTCGTGATCTGGCTCACTGTTGGCGCATTAGTTCTGCACCTGATCGGCGCACTCACCAAGAAAGAAGAATCAGAATGAAGAAGTTACAAGATGTTGCAGGTCGTATCGTCGCAGTGTTCCTATCGTCAGCTCTTGCCATCGTTGGTGGTTCAGCCGTGATCGCACCAGAACTGGAGATTTGGAAGTCGGCTGTGTTGGCTGGGTTCGCAGCCTGTGCAACCGTTGTCCAGAAGTTGGCTCAAGCATCGCTTGATGGCAACCTCACGATGGATGAAATCAACGACGCATTCGGCGCGAAGAAGAAGTGACTCAATGACCAAGATGCCTTGGCCTGTAGTCCCAATCAAGTGGTGTTCCCATCTGCAAGGCAAGAAGCCTTCGGAGGTATCCCTGACGATGTTGCGACCCATCACAGGTGGTGGGCAGTTGCATCATTGTGCTGCTCGGGCTTGGGAGGCGATGAAGCATGCAGCGATGGCTGAGGGTGGGATCAATCTGAAGCCGACTAGTTCCGGTGACACGTATCGAAGTATCGCTCAGCAGAAGGCTGGGTTCCTGCAACGGTTTCAAGTAGAGCCGATTGAAGGCGCACAGACCCGAACCTATGACGGTAAGAAGTGGTATCTGAAGAAGGGCATGGCTGTACTTGCAAGTCCTGTTGATGATCCTGCGAAGTGTTCACGTCACATGATGGGCATCGCAATCGATGTTGCTAACGCATCAGGCAAAGTCTTGGGATGGTTGCTGGAGAACGAGCAACGGTTCGGATTCAGTCACGAAGTTGTTGACATGCCTGGTGCAGAACCTTGGCATCTGAGGTTCACCGAAGGTCAAGCAATGCCACAAGCCGTCCTCGACTACGAGACAGCCAACCCGACGCTGGGCGCATGATGGATTGGGGCATCGTTGCAGCAGCGTTGATTACAGCTGTTGGCGGTGTCATCACAGCACTATTGATGAGGGTGCGCAAAGAAAACACGCAAGACCACGCAAGGGTTGTGAGTGCCTTAGAGGTGCTTAGTGGAAATGTGAGCAACATTGGTACTAAGTTGGATTCACACATCGACTGGCATCTCAAGGGGACAACCAATGGCGAAACTATTGCAGGAAATAAAAGCCCAAAGTCTAAGAGGAACCTCAAAGCTTGACGAGATAGTTGCCCAACTCTCTGCCGAAGATGGCAAAGACCTACGAGACGCAATGCTTGACCCCACCATCAGACCCATGCAAATCGTGCATGCCTTGAAGAAGCGTGGATTCAAGATGTCTCCATCGGTAATCACCCGAC